CGGGCGAGCACAGCACCCGGATGCCGGTCATGAACTCGCCCATCAGGCCGTCTTCGATTGCTCGCGACAGCTCGTAGCACTTGGCCTTAATGTTGGTGCTGGCCGACCCGAGCTCGAACGAGATCTCCTTCTGCGTGATCTCGAACTCGTCGAACAGGTTGGCGATCACGCTGCCGTCGGCGTCGAGGATCTCGCCCTTGAGCGCCCCCATGCGCAGGTGCTCGAGGGTGATCGCGTGCTTGGAGCGCATCGTGTCGAGGTGCTCGGCCATCACCATCGCCACCGACATCATTTCGGTTTCCGAGCCGAAGGCGCGCAGGCCCTGCACTTCTTCCGGGAGCACGACGTCGTCGTGCGGGATGTGCGGGATCGTGAAAGGACGGACCTTGCGCTGGCCGCGGTTGCCGACTGTGCCGGGCGAGCCCGGCGGGCGCGTCGGCAGCAGGTTCAGCTTGCCGGCCTTCTCCTCGACCAGGATCTGGCGCGTGCGCACCGGCTTGGTCGGGAACAGGCCCAGCTGCTGCAGCCGCCCGTAGCGGTTGGGCAGCAGGTTGATCGCGGCCGTCAGCGAGGTCATCGCGAAGCCGGGATGCTGGAACGGGTTCTGCATTCGAGAACGGGAAGTAAAAAACCCGCCCGGCGCAAGCGCACCGAAGGCGGGTTCTGGGGATGAGGATGAGAGGTGGCTGTACGCGTCAGGCGCTGTCGCGGATCAGGATCCCGCGGGCATCGAGCTGGGCGATGGCGGTCGCCAGCGCCGCCGCGGCGATGCCACGCGGCCAAGTCAGGGCGCCGCGGGCAACGATCGCCTCTCGCGCGATGTAGACGGCGTCGTCGCGGTCCATCAGCGTGGCGTCGCAATCGAAGGCCAGCACGCCGACCGCGATCTCGGTGCCATCGGTGGCCGAGGGATCCAGCGGGTAGAGCTTGCGGTCCTCGGCCTTGCGGCCCAGGACGGTGCCGAGCACCAGGTTGTGGCCAGCAGCCACTGTCCCCGCTTCGCGCGAGTAAAGGTTCGGGCCTTCGTACTTGAGCAGCTCGCCGAGCGTGCGCGGAAAGACAAGCGCCGGCATCAGCTGGTCCTTGCGATCAGTTGCTTCACCGCCTGGACGACGATCGACGACTGCGCAGCGCTTGCGGGCGGCGCCTCCATGCCGGCGTCGGCCGTGATCGTCGACTGGATGGCCGCGGCGTCGCTTGCCGCGGCGCGTGCCTCGATCAGAGCGCTGCGGACCTGCGCTTCGCTCTTGCCCGCGGCGATGAACTCGGCAGCCCTCTCGGGACAACCAGCGAGCAAGCACATCTCTGCGATGGCCTGCGAGGCACGCGCGGCATCCTGCCGTGCTTGCGCTTGGATGGCTGCGATCTGGTCGGCATCAAGCGCGGGAGCCATGGTGGTAGTGGTCATTGGAGTGAACGGGATCTGCACCGTGGCGCCGGAGCGCCCGGAGGGAGTCTGGGAAGAGGCAACGAAAGCGCGCAGCTCGGACAGCGTCGCGTCGAGCGTCTGCACACCATCGGCCAGGCCCACATCGATGGCTTGGCTGCCGAAGAACAGAGCCGCCTCGGTATCGCGCACCGCGTGGACGTCGAGCCCTCGCATCGCCGCGACGTGGTCGGTGAACACGCCGTAGAGGCGATCCACCTCGGCCTGCAGGCTGGCGTGCGCCTCGGGCGACAGCGGCGCGTGCGGCGAGAAGTCGTCCTTGCGCGCACCGGCCGTCACCGATGTGTAGCGCAGCCCTTCGGCAGCATCCTTCGCCGACTGGTCGACGTGCAGCGCGATCACACCGATCGAGCCGGCCCCGCCGGTCTCGGTCAGGTACAGCCGCTGTGCACTGGCGCCGATCGCATAGGCCGCCGAAAACGCGCTGTCGTTCGCAATGGCCCAAACGGGTTTGATCGCGCTCGCTGCACGGATCTGACGGCCGAGTTCGAAGACGCCGGACGCTTCGCCACCGCCCGAGTCGATCTCGAGCAGGATGGCGCCAACCTTCGGATCGGCCACGGCGGCGTCCAGCTGCTGGGCCAGCGACGCGTAGCTGGTCAGTCCCGACAACGCGTCCAGGCCAAGCGTGCGCTTGACCAGCGTGCCGTAGACGGGAATCACTGCGATGTCGCCGCTACTGGTGGCCGGTGCGGCCGGCGGCGGGATCGCGAGCTGCGCCGGCGCAGGCGCCTGCAGCCCGAGTTTGGGGGCCAGCACCGAGACGATGACGTCCAGCTTGGCCGGCGCAATGAGCAGCGGCGTACCGAACAGCCGGCATGCGAGGTGGGACAGCAAGGTCATGCCTCCTGGGGTTGGGGAGCGGGCGCAGGGACCGCTCTCGGCCCGAGGTCTTGCCTCGGGTCAGAATCGAACGTCAGGCCCAGTGCATCGGCGCGTTGGTTGTCGGCAGCGATCTCGCGGTCGATCGCCTCGGCGTCGTAGCCAAAAGTCGCGATCGCCTCGCTGCGGCTCATCAGGCCGGCGCGGATCGCAACCAGCAGCGCGTCGAACTCCTTCTTCGGGTCGACCCAACTCCAGGCCGGTGCGATCCACTTCGCCCGCTGGTATTCGCGCCAGCGGCGCCGGTATCCCGGCAGCTCGAGCGCGGCTTCGAGCACCGCCTGGTCCATCCACGCGCGATAGATTGGCCGGCACAGCTGGTGCACGATCACCGCGTGTTGGATCACCTCGCAGCGACGGCGGAACTCCAGCAGCCCGGCGCGGATGGACGAGTAGTTCACCTGCGTCAGGTCGCCGGTCAGCATCTCGTAGGTAATGCCCATCGCCGCCGCCACGGCCCTGAACTGCTGTCGCATGAACTCGGCGTAGTTCGCCCCGACATCGGCCGGCTGGCTGAAGCGGATGTCCTCGCCGGGCTCCAGGATCTGCAGCGTGCCGGGCTCCAGCCCCGCGAGCGCCACGCCGTTCTCGTCGGGCACCCCTTCGCCAAGCAGGTTGTCCTCGGGCGACTGGCGCGTGATGAAGCCGGCGAACATCGCCGAGGTCTTCTTCCTCACCAACTCGGCGTCGTCGTACTGGTCCAGCTCGTCGAGCTTCACGAGCGCCCGCGCGAGCCATGGTTCGCCGCGGATCTGCCCGGGGCGCAGTGGCCGGAACAGGTGGATCACCTCGGCTGCCGGCACGCGCACGGTCTCGAGGCCGCCGGCTCCGGACATCGGTGCCAGCATCCCGTCGTTGGGATGGCTGCGGTACAGGTGATAGGCCACCCGGCGCCCGAGCCTGTCGAACTCGATGCCGGCGCGGATCACGTTGCCGTTGTCGAGTTCGCGGTTCAACGTCACCGGCAGGTGCTCGGCCTCCAGCACCTGGAGCTGCACGGCCACCGGCAGCCGGTCCTCTGGGCGGCGGTAGCGCAGCCGCACCAGCCCTTCGCCGCCTTCGACCATCGCGCGCGTCGCCAGCGACTGGAGCCCGTCGAAGTCGGTCAGGCCGGCGGCGTCGCAGTCCTCGCCCCACTGGCTCCACAGGTCCTGCACCGCCGTGCGCAACGCCTCGTCGGGGAGTAGGCACTGCAGCTTGATGCCGGTGCCGATCGCGTTCGACACAAACGCCTCGACGCCGGCCGCGGCCCAGCAGTTGCGCCGCACCAGGTCGCGGCTCTTGCTGCGCAGGGATTCCTGCGTGAACGCGAGCGCGGCGACAGCTCCGGGATTGGAGACGCCCCAGGCCAGCGTGCGGCGCCCGGTGCCGGTGCCGTCATAGATCGGCGTGCCGCCAAACAAGCGCCGGCCGATCTGGCTCAGCCATCCCATCGGCGCCTCACGCGAACACGTAGACGATGGCCTCGCGCCGCTGGCGCGGTGCATCACTGCCGCTGGTGATCTGCCGGCGCGGATAAGCGCATCGCCCCTGCTCGGTCATCCTGCGTTGGTAGTCCGCAGTGCAATCGGTGCAGAACTCGGTCATCGGCAGCCGCGTCGACCGCGCCGCGTCTCGCCATGCGAGGTACTGGCCCTCGGTGTCGAAGCACCGGGGCCGACGTTGAGCGCGGGCCATCAAAAACCCTTGGATGTCGTGATGCGGATCTGGCGCGGCGTCCCCGGCCACAGGCCGGTGTCCTGCGCCTGCTGCAGCAGGCCGCGCTTCACTTCCTTGATCGCGGCCTTCAGCTCTTCCACGGTCCGGTACTCGACGGTCTTGTCCATGAAGGTGACCCGCCGCTCGCCCTTCGCGAGCGCGGCCTCGAGGCGCTGCAGGTCGGTCTCGGTGTAGGCCATCAGCGGTACACCACGAGGTTCAGCTCGCGGGCCTCGGCGGTGAAGCCGTCTGCATCGGTGCAGACCAGCTCGAGGTGCCGGCGGCTCTTCAACGCGCCGTCGGCCAGTCGAAGCGGCTGGCCGCCGATGCCTTGCGCATGGGCGGTCCAGAGGTAGTGCTCGTCGGGGAGCGCCACCGCGAACTGCACGAGGTAGCGCCCGCGCGACAGGCGCTGCACGCCGTCCACCGCGTGGGCTGCGTGCAGCGCGATGCGGCCGTGGGCCGCACCGAAGCGCACCCAGGCTCTGGCGAGGCCCGGGTGGCTTGCCGTGACGCGCGCCTTGAGCTCTTCAGCGATGGCCGCCACGAGGGCGGCCAGTCGTTCAGAGAGGCTCACGGCGCCGGGCTCAGACGATGAGCGCGCGGGCCGGGCTCACCGGCGTGTCGCCGGTGGTGCCCAGGGCCAGCTCGAATGCGGCGACGAGGTCGGCATTGGTGTCGCCGATATCCTCGGTGCGCACGCGCGCGTCCAGCGCGGCCAGCACCTGCGCGAGGCCGGTCTGGTCCGACTGGACGGCGTCCTGCAGCTCCTTCAGCGTGTCGAAGGCGGCATCCGCGCCGCCGACCAGATCGCTGCGCAGCGCATCCAGCAGCGCCGAGATCTTGCTGGCGGACAGCGTGGTGGCCGTGCCACCAAGGTTGCCGTCATCGATCACGGCACCGCCGGTGCCGCCGCCCGTGCCGCCACCGATCGCGGCGAGCTGGCTGCGCAGGTCATTGATCGCGCCGACGAGGCTCGACTTCTCGTTCGTCGACAGGGCATCCAGCGCACCGATCTGGCTGCGGATGGTCTTGAACTCGGTGGCCAGCCGCGCAAGCAGCGACTCGAGCCGGGCTTGAAGAGTCATCTTCGGGTTCTCCATGGTTGGGTTGAAGTGGGTTGGGTTGAAAGACGCCTCACCGCGACAGCCACCGGCTACGGATGACGGTGCGCCGGCGCACGCGAGGCCCGGAAGCGCCGAGGCCACCCGGTGGGGTGGCCTCGACGACATGCGGTTGAGAGGGGATGAGGGAGGGTTCAAGCGGCGGCGGGCCGGCGCCGAACGGCTTCTCCAGCTCGCGCCAATGGCGTTCGCCGAAACGGTCCAGGCCACAGGCCGCGGCAGCAGCGCGCGCATAGACAGCGCAGTCGAGCGCCTCGTTGCGCTCCCGGTGCTTCTGCCACTCGCGCACCGGGTAGCCGTTGCGGTCGCGCCGCGTGATCAGTTGCTCCGCGCACAACTGCTGGAGGTACTCGCCGTCGACCTGCGGCAGGTGGACGTAGCCCTCCGGAAAGGCCAGCTCGCCGCTGGCCTCGTCGACGCTGCACGACTTGCGCAGGTTGTTGTACAGCTCGAGCTTCGCGAGGTGGACCGCGACGGCCCAGACCTTCACGCCGCGCCGCAGCTTGCGGCCGCCCAAGGTCACGTCGACGGCGGTCGGCGTGCCGATCAGGGCCGCGCCCTTGGGCACGCCGCGCACCGCCATCACCCGGCTGTCCTGGCAGCCGCGCACGAAGGCATACGCCTCCTGCGTCGCGAAGCCCGTGTCGACGGCCAGCCGCTGCAACGGCATCTCGGCGCCGGCGGCGTGCGGCCAGGTCTCGTTCAGCAGCGCGCCCAGCTGGTTCCACACCGCGGCGCGCGAGGTGTCCCCCATCAGCACCCGATGCTCGACCAGCCACGAGGCCTTGCCGCGGCCCCAGGCCCACACGGAAACCTCGATGCGGTCCTTCTGGATGTCGGCGCCCGCGGTCAGCAGCAGGCCGCCCCAGGGCACCGATCCGATGCGGTACGACTCGCGCCGCTCCAGCAAGCGTTGCCAATCGGGCGCCTCGCCCTCCTCGACCCAGGTCTCGCCGAGCTCGGTGTTGCGGAAGGTCTTGATCGCCGCGGCTGACTTGCTTTCGCCGGCCGTGGCCGTCTCCCATGCGGCGGCGATCTCGGCCCACGAGCGCCAGCCGAGCGGGCTGTACAGCGACGACAGGTGAAAGCCCGCGGTGCGGGCCGGCCCTTGCGCGGTCGCGCGCCACTGCCCGTTGTCGAGCATCCAGGTCTTGTGGTGCTCCTGGATCGCGTCGTCGCAGTTTTCGCAGAGGTAGGCGGCACCCGCAGGTTGGCCCTTGTCCCAGCGCAGCTGCTCGAAGCGCAGCCACTGCAGATGGCCGCAGTGCGGGCACGGGACGAAGTAGCGGCGCCGGTCGCTCGCGACGTACTCGCGCTCGATGGTCGACGCACCGGCGATCGTCGGCGTGCTGACGATGAAGATCTTGCGCCGCGCGAACGTGCGGGTGCGCGCCTCCGCCAGCGAGATCGCGTCGCCCTCCCCTTCGACATCGAGCGGGTAGGCGTCGACCTCATCCAGGAACAGGAAGCGCACCGGCATGCTGCGCAGGCCGACCGCGCTGTTCGCGCCGACCATCACCAACACACCGCCGCGGAACTCCTTGGCGAGGATGGTGTTGCCGGCGTCCCGGCTGCGCGCCGGTGCGATCAGCTCACGCAGCGCTGCCGACTCCTCGATCAGCGGATCGATCCGCTGCCGCGAGTTGCGCTTGGCCATCTCCACCGTTGGCCAGACGCACATCATCGGGCCCGGTGCGTGGTGCATCACGTAGCCGACCCAGTTGCTGCCGGCCTCAGTCGCGCCGATCTGCGCGCCCTTCTGAAATACCACGCGCTCGATCGGACTGCTCGGCGACAGGCAGTCCATGATCTCGCGCAGGTAGGGCGTGCGGCTGGTGCGCCAGCGGCCCGGCTCCGACGATGCCTTGCTCGACAGCACGCGGTGCTCGTCGGCCCACTGCGACAAGGTCAGCATCGGGTCGGGCATCAGCCCGTCGCGCCATGCCCTTGCCAGTTCGGCTGCGCCTTCGTAGGCGAAGTCCATCAATCGACGCGCGGCTGGATCTCGGCCAGTTCGTGCAGGTGATCACGCACCGCCGCTTCCAGTGCAACGTGCATCGTGTGGGGATCGACGGCCAGCCGCGCAGCCAGCTGTGCCGAGACGCGCGCGGGCCAGTTCAACCAAGCGTCCCGTTCGGCGCGCGCCAGCTTGAACACATGTGCGATGGCCTGCGCCCGGTCGACCAGTTCGCCTTTGAGGCGGGCGAGGCGGACCTTGTTGGTCTGCGCCTTGACCACCTCGTTGACCGTCTTGGCCTGGAGCAGCGACGTGCCGCCGGACGGCAGCGTCGGCCCACCAGCACCCGCCTCCTCCGTCACGCGGACACGGGGTGCGCTGGCACGCGTGCCGACCTTCGGCGCCTCCGTGTTCTGCGCCCACTGAGCGTCGGCGCGGTTGGGATCGATGGTGCCGTCAGGCTCCGGCGTGATGCGACCGCTGCGGATCGCCTTGTGGACCGCGGTGTCGCTGACGCCACGGTGTCGCGCATACGCGCGGATCGACAGTCCCATGCAAGAGGTGGTGCATCCGATAGGCCGGGGCGTCGCCCGGCCGCTGAATCAACTGGTGTCCATTCGGTCGTTGAAGCGGTCGCGAATCGGAGCGTTCATGGCGTCGTCGCCAACGACGACAAGCAACCCGAATCCAACAAGCAGGAAGCGAACATGAACACCAAAACGACCAGCAAGTCGAACAGCACAGCCACCGAACTGACCGCGGCCCAGCGCAGCGTCCTCGAACACGCGATCGATCACACCGAGGGCCGCATCGAGTGGTTCCCCGATTCAGTCAAAGGCGGCGGGCGCACCAAGGTGCTGGAGTCGCTGAAGAGCCGTGGCCTGGCGCGCCAGCACGGGCAGGGCTGGAAGGTGACCAAAGCGGCGCACGCCGCGCTCGGCCGCGAGACTGCCGAGGGCACAGAGGTGCCCGCACCAAAGGCCCGCGAGAACAGCAAGCAAGCCAAGGTGATCGAGATGCTCAAGCGCCCCGAGGGCGCGACCATCGAGCAGATCCAGCAAGCCACCGGCTGGCAGCGCCACACGGTCCGGGGAGTGATATCCGGTGCGCTGCGCACGAAGCTCGGCCTCAAGGTCGAGTGCACCAAGGGTGAAGACGGCGCCCCCAACGTTTACCAGATCGTCTGAACGAAGGGGCGGCAAGCGGCACGCCTCTTGCCGAATCAATCGGCATCAACTCCAACGTTGATGTCTGCTGAAGAACGAGCGTTCATGGCGTCGTCGCAGTCGGCGACGCTCAAACGAACAACACCCGCGATGAACATCGAACAAATCAACCGCACCCGTGTCACCATCAATGCCAACGGCCGAGAGAGGCAGGCCGACCGGCTCGACTTGGCCCTGCCGTTTGCACGCAAACCGAAGGACCTGCAGGCCGTGATCGATGGCCTGTACAACAGCTTGCCCTGCGGCATCTACGTCGAACGCCAGCTGGTCCTCAGTCCGGAGGACTTCGACAGCTTCGCCGCCAACTTCTTCGCCCAGCAGCCGTGGCTCGATCCTGCGCAAGGCGGGGGCCACAACGACTTCATGCTGTGCGTGCAGGTCAGCGCACCCGGCCGTCCCGTCCTGTTCGTGAACAGCGAGGGATACGGCTACGCGCGTCAGGTCGCGCTGCTGCCCTGATCGCAGCCGGCGCACCCCACGGGCCGCCCGGCGGCCCTTCTCTCGTTCGTCGATCCGGATCAGCACGAATCAACCTGCATCAACTCGGTCGTTGATGTGTTCCCTGAAGAGAGCGTTCATGACGGCGTCGCGCAGCACGCGACGCCAAACGCAAAACAAGGGAACACAAGATGATCGATACCGACGACCTGCCCCGCACTCAGAACGAAGGCTGGGGGTTTTACGGCACGATGAAAGACTATGCCGAAGCCGCCTGGCCGCTGGCCCTGCTGGCGATCCGCGCCGCCACCGAGGAATCGCTGGAGGACGTGAGGGCGTTCCTGGATAGCCGCTCCGGCCGCCACTTCGCCGACGAAGTGCACAACGGCCTGCACCGCGGTGAATCGCTGCAAGAGTCGATCGACGGCGCGACCAGGCTATGGATGGAGTGGAAGGTCGGCGACCGACTGTCCCGCCTCTACCGCCTGCCGAAGGGCATGGCATACCTGCTGGCGATGGTGGTCCACGAGGGCATCCAGTCCGATCTCGAGGAGCGCTGACCGACAGGGCCGAACGCGGCCCTTTCCTGCAGTCTTCAAATCGAGCGAGGCTCCTGCGCTGGCTTGCGCCTCAACGCCCGAGCCCCGACTGCCGCCAAGCCGATCATGAACAGCACTGGGGCACTGGGCTCCGGTACCGCGGAAGGAATGAACGACTGTCGCCAATCGGTCCCCGAATCGGACGTGACGGTGAAGTCGGTGATCTCGCTTCCGTCAGCGGCGAAGGCTTGGATACCGCCCCAATACAGCGACCTGGCCGCATCTGCCCTTGCCTGCGCGCTGCCGCCCCCGGGCCGGCCCAGAATCGAATTCACTTCGCCGAAGGCCTCCAACTGCATCGAAATCGAGATGGGAACACCGGGCAGGTACTTGAAGTCCACAGAGAAGTTCCCGCCGTACGGTAGCGGGCCGGTCACGCCATTGATGAACATCCACTCGTCGTCGCGGCCGGCATAGAAGGGCGTGTTGGTCGCACCCGAGTGCGCCTGAATGTCCGCCAGGGTTCGGCCGCCTTGAGAGATCTTGATCCACGCGGAGGTCTCGGCCAACGCAGCCAGTCCGCCATCGAAGACCGAATTCGACATGTCCAGGTAGAACGGAACCCTCAAGTGATCAGGCGAAACCGCCGTGCCCGTCGAAATTCGAAAGGCATCCTGCACGATCGAATCCACCACGGTGTTCGACACACCAAAGCCGAAGCCGCTTTCGAACACCCGCGCCTTCTGGATTCCGTACATCGCAACGCCAAAATACTCCTGGTAGATGCCCGAGGGGACAGGAACGCTGCCACTGACCGAGTTGCGGCCCCCGGCACCAATTGCGGTGATCCGATCCGCAAAGCCGTGCTCACCCGCATTCAAGTTGATGTACACGGTTGTCTCATGAACGGAGGCAAGGGCTGGCCAGCTTACAAAGCAGCAGATCGCAGCGCCTAGCAGCCCCCAGAAACTGCGATTGCAATGTGGTCCAGCCATAGATCGCTCTCTTGCGTGATGGGAAAGAACGAACATACGCGAACACGAGTCGTTGCAATGCTCCAAGTTCTAGGGATTGAACTTCAGCCGCACAGGGGCCTTCTGCTTCAAGGGGGAGCTACAGCACTCATCTCCTGGTGAGCGACAAGCTCGTCGAAGGACACCCCGTCCTCCTCGCGGGTTGCCCGCTGTCCGGTCCAATCCTGCCAGCGGCGCACGATGACGTCGCAGTACTTCGGATCCAGTTCGATCAGCCGCGCCACGCGACCGGTCTTCTCGGCGGCAATCAGCGTGGTACCGGAGCCGCCAAAGCCATCGAGCACCACATGCCCCGGGAGGCTGGAATTGCGCAGCGCCCGCTCGACCAGCTCGACCGGCTTCATCGTCGGATGCAGGTCGTTGCGGGCGTGCCGCTTGATCTGCCACACGTCGGACTGGTCCCGATCACCGCACCAGTGGCGCTTCGCTCCCTGAGGCCATCCGTAGAGCATCGGCTCGTACTGGCGCTGGTAGTCCGCGCTGCCCAGTGCGAAGCGGTCCTTGGCCCAGATGATGAAGGTCGAGAAGTGCCCGCCCGCGGCCCGAAACGCCGCCTGCAGGGTGCCCAGCTCGGAGCTGGACATCGCCACGTACATCGCGCCGCGGCAGTTCGCCACCAACTGCGTCAGGGCGCTGGTCAGGAAGCCGCCGAACTCCGCGCCGAGCGCATCGTTCAGGATCGACTCGGCCTTCCTGTTCTTGCCGACGTATGAGACGTTGTACGGCGGGTCGGTGAAGACCATGTCGGCCCGCGTGCTACCCAACAGCCGCGCATAAGCCTCAGCCGTGGTTGAGTCGCCGCAGACCAGCCGGTGCGGCCCCAACAGCCACACGTCGCCCAATTCGCACACGGCCGCGGCCTGCGGCTCAGGCACAGCGTCGTCGTCGGTTTGTCCCTCGTTGTTCGGTCCCTCGGCCTCGATCAATTCGGCCAGGTCGCCAGCATCAAAGCCGGCCAGCGACAAGTCAAAGCCTTCGGCCTCCAATGCCTCCAACTCGAGCCGCAGCAACTCGTTGTCCCATCCCGCCTGCTCACCGATGCGGTTGTCAGCGATGACCAACGCGCGACGCTGTGTAGGTGTCAGGTGAGCCAACACCAGCACCGGCACCATCTTCAGGCCTAGTTGCATCGCGGCCTGCAGTCGGCCGTGACCGGCGATCAGCACACCATCGCTACCGACGAGGCATGGAGTGGTGAAACCGAACTCCGCGATGCTGCCGGCAATCAGTGCCACCTGTTCAGTGGAGTGCGTACGGGCGTTGCGTGCATAGGGGATCAGCCGCTCGATAGGCCAGTGCTCGATGCGCTCAGCGAGCCAGTGCATTCGTTCAGATAAGCAAGGAAGTACGGCCGCCTCGGATTCCAGGAGCCGGCCATGAACGGTAAAGAGTTGCGAAGGGAGAGTTGAATCGGCCGGACGCAGCCTGGTGAATGGCAATCCCGTCCGGCGGAGCCGCCGGCCCGCGCTCCAATCAGCCAACGGCTGACCTAGGTGGACGCGCTACAGTGAGGTATCACTCAGGAGGAGGTCACATGCGTTGCTACGGACTCAGGCCGTTGCTCACATCCATTGTTCTTGCGTGCCTATTCGCATCCACTCCTGGCCTCTGTGCTGAGGACGCAGCGGGAGGCGGCGCCAGCCGCCCGGCACAAAAAGAGGCTCATGCGCGCTTCCAGATTCAGCGCATCTACCTAAAGGAGGTTGCGCTGATTCAGCCCAACGCGCCGGCCATCTTCCTCGAGAAGGAATCGCCGACGCTCAATATCAAGTTGGAGAAGCAAAACCAGGACATCACGTCCGATGTCTTTGAAAATCGCGTCAAGGTGACGATCACGGCCAAGGTGGGCGGCAAGGTCGCCTTTGTCCTCACGGCTGTCCAGGCTGGCATCTTTGAGGTGCACGACATCACCGCACCGCAGCGCCTTGGATTGTTGAAGGCGGGCTGCCCCAGCATTCTCTATCCTTACCTTCGCACGAACGTCACTGACATGATTGTCCGTGCAGGCTTCCCACCGATCTATCTCGCCGAGGTGGACTTCGAAAAGTACGTTCAGTGACGAGGGCGTACTCGAGAAACAACTCCCAGTCGATGCCGTTAAGGCGGTCTCGCAGAACAACGGCAAGACCGTATCGCTGCGTCTGAATTGACCGCTGCTCGCCGACCGCAATGACGGGCAGCACTTCGTCATGGCACGCCGCCTCGATGGGTAGTTCGATCCACCACCACCAGCGGCGGGCTCAGAGGGCAACATGGCATTCAACCAGCGAGAGCAGGAAGGTGGACTCTCACAGAGGAAATTTGATCGGCAGTCGCAGTCCACTTGGCGGAGCGCATCGCCGATTGTTTTCTAGGATTTTTTGACGGCAATACTCAGCATCTTGCCGATTGATTCCTTGTCCGCGAGCCCTGAGCATCTGAAGACGCAAGGGCATCGCCACATCAACGTTAGTGACGGTACCGTGCTTCTCGCGACTGTCAGCACAGGACGTCCGACATGGAAAAACCCCAAACACAACGCGTTGCCACGGAGCGCCGTTTCTCGGCCGCGGCAGATTCGAACGGCGCGCGCACTGGCAAGTCCACCAGCTTCCTAGCCGAGTCGATCGGCGACAGCCCGAGAATGACGTTTCAGCGCAAGCAGCTAAGCACGCTCTTTGGCTTTACACCGTCGCCTCCTATCGCCGTGGCGCAGCGCCAAGTTACAGGCACCCGCTACCACACGACGATCGAATTTATTAAGCAGAAGGTGGACGGAGAGCATGGAACAGGATGGTGCTACGCGGCCGTCTCCGCCATTGTTCGCCGGAAGTTTGGTGAATCGGCACTCACTGTGCGAGATGTGGTGAAGGAATATCTTGTATCCACAGGGGCTGATGCTGAGATTTTGAACGCATTGCCAGACACTGAATTCGATGAGGAATTCGGTGAGCAGTTTGGCGTCGAACAGCTTGCCAATAAAAATGAACAACCTGTAACTGCCGATCGGCTGAAAGACATGCTTGGCGCCGAGGTCCCTGCAATCGTGGCTGTTGCCGCACACAGCTACGTTGCTCATTCATTCGACACCAGCACCAATCAAGTAGTAATGTGGGATCCTTTAGCGGAGAAGAACAATTCGTGGGACTTGCGGGAGCTGATAGAACTGTTTCACGCAACCATCATCAATGCACTCGAATGACTCCGCAGACATAGAGGTGCAAACTCCAACGTATGCAAACCAAGGTTTGCGACTTGACGCTAAACAAGCGTCGGGGCTTCGCCCCCCGCATGGCTCCATCGCGAGGAAGGACCCATCAATCTCATCCGATCTCCCATGCTCATGGGGATCGACCCGAGACCCTCATGCCTCGATCGGGCATGAGGGGTGGGTCAGTTGCCACTTGAAGGTTCTGGACCTTTGATCGCTGCGCTGCATGTCGTCGCAGCTGCAGCAACCATAGCCGGAACTGTAGGCCAAAACGCCCCTTCGTGTTGCACGCTCAAAAACCGCAAACGACCGCAGACGACCGCGCATGGCAACGAACGACCGCACAAAGGAGCGCAAAGCCGCAGGAGGATGGAAGCCCCTCAGCTGACAGGCACGCGCTGCTCGTTGAGCTTGTCGGCGATGACCTGAAGAGCAGCCTGCCAGCGCCTCCATGCCGTCACCCGGTCGCAGCCGAAGCGCTTGCCGATCCGACTCCACTCGTGGCGCTTGGCGCGCATCCAGACCAGGTGCCGCTGCTCCACCTCCAGCCACTGCACCCAGCGCATCGTGGCGAGCATGCGATCGATGGCCTGAGGGCTGGGCGGGAAGCGGAGCGGTTTGTCGTCGTCGACCGCGAAGCCCTCCCACTCCTCCCGCAGCGTAGCGGGCCAGATGCTCTTGTAGCCCTGCACCCTGACCGGCGGGAGCTTGCGAGCCGTGTCCACCGCATCCCAGAAGCGCAGGGCGACGCTCTCGATGTCCCACTGCTCAGCCATGGCCGACTCCCTCGCCGAAGAGGCGCTCACCGATCCTGCGGACGAACTCGCGCTCGACGAAGTCCAGCCGCTCGTCCGACTCGCTGATCACGAGGATGCGCTGCTCGCGCCACCCTTCCCGCTTCACCGCATCGACGTCGATCGGTTCAGGTTGGAGCTTGGCGAGCGGGCAGCGATACCGGTGCTTCGGAATCTTCATGCGCCCTCCTGCTCGATGGCCCAGTAGAGGATCGCGAGGGCATCCGCCTCGTTGTCGTCCGAGGGGTCGTGGCCTTTGGCCTGCATAGCGGCCATCACGGCTTCCTTCTTCGCAGCGCCGCTGCCTGTCGCATGCCGCTTGATCGTGCCGACCGGCACGCCCTGGTAGGCGATCCGGTTCGACTCGCACCAAGCGGTCAGATGGGCGAGGAATCCGCCGTAGACGTGCGAGGCGTCCACACCCCTGTGCCGGCGCACCTCCTCGAAATAGACCGCCGTCAGTTCCCATCCTTGGGCCAGGAACTCGTTCAGCCAGCGCTTGAAGCGCAGGTAGCGCATGCCCCCACCCTCGTACCGCTGCGGCTTGAAGCTCTGGGTACCGCTGGTCTTCGTCCCATCGCGCTGTTGCAGCGCCCATCCCGTGACCGTGCCCAGGTCGAGGGCCAGGATGCTCGTGTTCGTTGTGGTGTTCATCCGTGTTCTTCCAATGCTGTAGAACCGGTGACGCGAGGTGACCTCCTCCATGAGATCGATTCATCACCCGCAGGCGTAGCGAATAACTCATGGATGAGTTCACCGCACGTCACCAGCGTGTAGTCAGTCGATATCGGTGTAGTGGCCGGTGCCGTGTTTCGGGCGCAGGCTCAAGCCGCGGAAAGCCCGCGTGCCGCCGTGCAGCCGGCAGCTCTCGAAGCCCTTGGACATCAGCACCTCGGCAAAGCGCTTGATCGTTCCCGGGTACTCCCCGCGGCCTTCGCACCAGTCGCGGAAGTCGGCATAGAGCACCGCGGTGGCGACGCGTGCCTCCGTCATGCGCTGGGCGCGCTCGTCCATCCACTGGCCATGCAGGTCTTCGGCCTCGAAGTACTCCTCGGTCGCGGAGACCACGCTGGCTGGCGGCTGCAGTCCCTGCGCCTGCCACTGGAGGCAGCCCTCGACGGCCCAGGCCAGGATGGCGTCGCGCTCTTTCAGCAGCTTCTCGGTGAGCTTGCGGTCGCGCCGCTCCTTCGGGATCGTCACGGTGAACGGGATCAGGTGCATCCGCCGCTTCATCGCTTCGTCGATGTTGCGAATCGCGGGCCTGTGGTTGCCAGCGATGACCAGCTTGAACTGCGGCGTGTAGTCGAAGAAGTCCTGCCGCATGAAGCGGGCCGAGACCTTGTCGCCACCGGTGATCGCCTTGATCTTGCTTTCGTTCCAGCGCCGGCCCTGCTCGGTCTCGATGGCCGACACCATCCGCGCGCCGCGCAGCCCGGCCAGTTCGGTCGGGTGCCGGTCGCCGCGGGCCTCCATGAAGGTCTCCATCGGGGCGTTGGCGGCGTAGTCGCCGAGGATGCTGGCCAGCGTGTTGATGAACACGCTCTTGCCGTTGCCGCCCACGCCGTACAGGAAGAACAGTGCGTGCTCGCTGGTGACGCCGGTCAGGCAATAGCCAGCCATGCGCTGCAGGTAGCCGGCCAGCTCGGCGTCGCCGCCCGTCACATCTCGCAGGAACGCCGTCCAGGTCGGGCAGTGGCCTTGGGGGCTGGCCGTCGCGATCTTCGTCATGCCATCCTTGCGCCGGTGCTCCCGGAGCCGACCTGTGCGCAGATCCACCACTCCCCTGGGCGTGTGGAGCAACCACGGAT